CGCTATTCAAGATGAATGGTATCAGCAGAGAGGATTTGCAAACAACAAAGAGGGCCCCACGGGAGACATCAGAGATCTTCAGCGACGAGGAGTGCTGGATGAACCAATTTCTGGGCCTTCTGAAGTGTCTCCAAAAGGATCTGACAGTAAAGCCAATTCTAGCTTCTACGATGAGCAAAATTAATGTCTGGCATATACGATACAACTGACAAACTTCCTGATGGCCTAGAAGGTACAAACGTACCTGATGACTTTCACATTCCGTCATGTGGAATTGAAGATGTAGATAGGGCTTTGTTTGATAAGTTCGACAAAGAAATCGGTTTTACTATTAGTAGAAAGATAGAGCGAAATTTTATCGATGAAGATGTGCCAGTCATCATGGCAGGCGGAGAACGTTTTGCACTTGTCAAGAGAAAGGAGCCAATAAGAGATGAAAATGGCACCTTTGTCTTGCCGCTGATATCAATATATCGTTCAGGAATTGATCAATCGGAAAATATGGGCGGCCTAGGTCGAGGTTTAGGGCAGGATACTGGAGACCTAGTCATTAAAAAGAGGCTAAGCTCAAGAGATCGAAATTATCAACGCATTAAAAATGCATTAGATCTCAAGAATCAAAAAGACGTCGCTTCGCAAGCAAATTTAATAGGAACCTCGCCTCCACAGAGAACGGACGCAGGAGCTGTGGGAACCAGAAGAGAAGTCGGTCGTCTAAGTGATCTCAAGGATGCAGGAGAGCTCTTAAGCACAGATCTTAGAGACAATATCTTTGAAATCATTACAATTCCTTTTCCGGAATTTTTTGTTGCTACTTACGAGGTGACATTCTGGACACAGTACATAACACACATGAACCAAATGATTGAAACAATGATGTCTGCGTACGACGCACAGCACAATCAGTTTAAGATCTCTTCTCCCAAGGGATATTGGTTTGTTGCATTTGTTGACTCAAATTTAACACCCGATGACAACTTCCAAGATTACTCAGAATCTGAGAGATTGATTAAATACAAGTTTACTATCAAGTGCACCGGATATATTGTCGCTCCCCAGCACAAAGGCCAGAGAAACCCGTTCAGAAGATACCTGTCAGCACCTCAAATAGAGTTTGCAATTCAAGAAGCCAGCGGGCAAATCCAGGGCCCTCGCCCTGTGGGCGGAGGGTCAGGTCAGCCAAACGATTTTATTTTAAGCGACATCCAGGAACTGGACAGCAGAGGAAATCCTGAACTTGGCAGGAACCACTCTCCCTATCAGGTCTTGACTGAGATTGAAGATCCGTTTACAGGTAAGACAACCAAGAAATACGCACGAATATTGACCAGAGATCAAAGAAAGGGTGAGACAGTTTTACGACTCACAGACCTGGATAATATCTTACTAGACTAAATAAATGTTTCTACACACGATATGTATTGCTAGAGTTGGAGAGATATAAATGGGACTTAAGTATCCACCCGCACAACACAACGACACGTCGAGTTACCTGGTAGGCGGAATCCCGTATGTCACGTCAAGCCTGGTAGTACCAGCATCATCATCAGAGCCAATCAAGGTTAAATTTCCCTACGTCACGCAGTTTATTGTGGTTCGCTGTGATAGCGCAACTGAGGCTTTACGGGTAGGTTTTAGTCGAAATGGGGTCAAGGCTGTAGAGCAAAACAATTACTTTACTTTAACCTCGTCAGGATCTTTTGAAGGTAAGTTTAGACTGGGCGAAATCTATCTTTTGTCTGACTCTACTTCAGCTTCGTCAGCAACAGTTGTGGCAGGCCTCACACCTGCTCCCGGTACGCAAGTTTCTGACGGAATTATCAAAAACTGGTCGGGATCGAACGGAGTAGGATAAGCCCTGTTTTATTCTTTGTTCTGAATTTAATCCGGTCTGGTTTTAAGGCTTGACTAGGAATAATTAACTGTGTATGACACAAGCGTGCGGTTGCTTTGACCAGACAATCTAACATCGTCTTTGAATGTGATTTTTTGCCCTTAGAGACGATATGTATTGCTAGAGTTAGACTAGACCCGTACTAAGGAGAGCGAGCTCCAATGGCAGAACAAACATTCCGTTCCCCCGGGTTCTTTGAACAGGAAATTGACCTGACGCAGAGTCAGCAATCTCCTGTCGGAGTTCCTGCGGGCGTTATCAGCACAGCACAGAAAGGACCCGCATTTGTTCCGGTTACAGTTGGCTCTTTTGCGGATTTTCAGACGCGCTTTGGCAATCTTGATCCCAAGAAGTTTGGCCCATATGCAGTAAGAGAGTTCCTGAAGAACAGAACTGCTCTCACCTTTATGAGGGTGTTAGGCGCAGGTTCAAATGAGACAATTACAGATATTGATACAACCAGATCCCAAGGCACCGTAAAGAACGCAGGCTTTGTGATTGCACCTACGTCTCACGCCTCCGGTCGCCATCGGGGCGCTGTGCAGTTCATCACTGCCATCCATTTTGTCTCTGCCTCAGAGGCTGTCGGATATCCTATCTTTACAGATAACGACAGCTTTGGCACGTCAGCAAATAATTTTGTCAACTTAGTCAGAGGAATGGTGCTGACTCCTAGCGGCACCAGAATGATGGTTCTTAATGGCACCGGAGAATCGTTTTCTGATGGCGCAGACGATGTTGCTACCGTAACATCAGCTGGTAAATTCAAACTAGTAATCTCATCCTCTGCCACGGGTTTCGCAACAACTGACGGCGTCGCCGGGGTCAAGATTTTAACTGCATCGCTAGATCCAGCAGGCGACGATTACATTGGCAAGATTCTCAACACAGATCCGAGCAGATTTATCGAGGAAGAGCATCTGCTCTACGCGGATTTTGCAGTTGAAAATGAGATTGCAACCGTTTCAACCGGTGGATCACTGCAGGTCGGCATCACATCTGGATCGATTTCCACATCTAGCACGTCCGGAGATTCCACGGAAACTTTCCTGGATGCATTCGGTAGGTTTGATACAAGATATACAGCACCGCGGACTCCCGGATTTATATCTCAGCCCTTTGGAAAGACTGAGTTTGATCTTTTCCACCTAGAATCTCTTGACGACGGTGTATACGCAAACGCCAAGTATAAGATTTCTATTCGTGATCTTAAGAAATCAACGAATCCCAAGGATCCGTACGGTACTTTTACGATTAATATTCGTGCTGGAGATGATACCGATACAGCAACCAAGATCTTGGAAACCTATCCCAATGTATCCCTAAATCCCAATGCTGAGAACTATATCGGTAAGGCAATTGGAGACAAGAAGGTCTTCTTCAATTTTGATGCTGAAGATGCTGACGATCGTCGTCTCGTTGTCAAGGGCCTCTATCCCAACAGATCTAATGTCGTTAGAGTGGTCATCAGCGATGCTGTCAAGAATAAGCTTGTACCCGGCGAGGCTTTGCCGTTTGGTTTCCGGGGTGTAAACGTTCTTAAGACGTCTGACACTCTCACAGACACGGAATCGGGTCTTGCAGGGCTTGGTGGTAGCCTGGCTCGAAGAATGTCAATCTACAATTCTGCAGGTGAATCTGATTTAACAGGCTCGATTGTTCCTCCGCTACCTTTGAGATTCAAGGTGACCAGAGGCGCAGTTAATACTGCAGGTGGATTTAGCGGTAATCCTGGCGTCGCCGAAATTGTTGACGGTCGCTTGCACTGGGGCGTTAAATTTGAACAGGCACCTCCTGCAAGTGTAGTTAGCAATGCTATCTACAACGTCAATGTGGGTTCAACATTTAACCCTCTCATTGACGCATACGGTAAGTTCCTGGGCATCGAAAAGCTTGATACGCTAGCTACAGGTTCAGGCGCTGACGGGTTTGGAAACAACAAGTTCACGCTGTCTAGAGTAGCATTCTACAATACTGCAGTAGCTGACTTGACAGGATCTCTAACAGATCACGCCAAGCAGATGGCGTACATCAGAAATGCCACAGTTGATCCCGTCAACTACACTGTGTCAGACGGTACAATTACAAACAGAATCACTTTCGGCACGCTGGTCAATCTGACATCGTCGGTAGAGTTCAACAGGTTCTCTGATTACAGTAAGTTCTCCACCTTCCTGTACGGCGGCTTTGACGGTCTCAACATTCTCGATAAGAATGCTGCAAAGATGAATGACCGAGCTTCTTCTGCTGATACGGGTGGTAGCGCTGCTAGTGGATTTGTCTCTCCGGGACTCCTCACGAACGTCAACGGTGTCGGCAGAGAAAACAGCACGGTGTTTGCTTACAGAACGGCAGCAAAGATCATGACAGATCCTTTCGCCGTCAGAATCAACATTCTCGCCATACCGGGAATTCGGGATTCTTACGTCACGGATTACGCTGCTGCGCAGACTAGAGATTACTCGCGTGCGCTGTACATCATGGACATTCCAGAGTACGATGAAAATTCAAACAGACTCTTTGACGATAGTACTGTAAAGGTCGATGTTGACAAGACATCGGATCAATTTGTAGGAAGGGCCGTTGATAACAGCTACTCAGCGACATACTTCCCCGATGTCAAGATCGATGATCCCATCAACAATCGTCGAGTAACTGTCCCACCATCAGTTGCAGCACTAGCAGCTCTCGGCTTCAATGACAAGAGCAGCTATCCCTGGTTCGCTCCGGCTGGATTTAATCGGGGTTCACTTGACTTTGTCTCTAACGTTGATGTAAGGCTTACGTCAAGAGATAGAGACACGCTGTATGATGCAAGAATCAACCCCATTGCAACATTCCCGAGAGAAGGGTTTGTTATCTTTGGGCAAAAGACGCTGCAGCAGGCACAGTCGGCTCTGGATAGAGTCAATGTCAGAAGAATGCTTCTCGAAATTAAGAGAATCGTTGTTGACATCGCCCAGAGATTTGTGTTTGAGCAAAATGACGCAACCACTAGACAGAACTTCGTGGCGCAGGTCACGCCGCAGCTTGCTCTTGTCCAGTCCCAGGCAGGTATAGAGTCGTTCTCTGTAGTTATGGATACGACAAATAATACCCAGCAGGATATCGAGGCAAATAGGCTAAATGGGCGCATCACAGTCGTTCCGACTAGAACAGTAGAGTTTGTCGCAATTGACTTCATTGTTACAAACTCGGGCGTAAGTTTCGAGTAATGAATAGGTACAACAAGACCCCTGGAGATACAACAAATGGCTGAGTTGACTTTTCGAAGCCCGGGTGTTAGTGCTCGCGAGATCGACCTGACAGGCCCTACAGACGTGGCCCCGACCGGAATTCCGGCGGGCATCGTGGGTACTGCCAACCAGGGTCCTGCCTTCGTGCCCATCACCCTAGGCTCACAACAAGATTTTGTTGCTAAGTTTGGCGCCACAGATGGTGAAAAATTTGGACCCCTAGCTGTCGTAGAGTGGCTATCAAATGCTCAATCAGTCACTTACGTGCGTGTTCTCGGGGTGGGTGACGGTAAAAAGAGAACAACAACCGGCGACAATGCAGGCAAGGTGACAAATGCAGGCTTTGTTGTCGGTGCCGAGCAAGTTCAAGGATCAGGAGTTGTCAGCAGAAATGTCAAAGCTGTCGACGGAGGGCCTCCTGGCAGGCTGCATTTCTTAGGCTGCTTCATGTCGGAGTCTGCTGGTTCAACAATCTTTAGCGAGGCAGGCATCCAATTCTCGGGTGAGAATTTAGCGCACCCCATTCTTCGCGGTGTGATTTTAGCGGCATCGGGTGTTGTCCCTATGCTATCTGCTAGCTTTGCTGCCTCTTCAACAAAGCCCAGCAGCACTGTTGCAGCCACCGCTGCTGGACCCCAGGGTGCCATTACAGGGTCAGTTGATCTTACGAGTGCTCAGCAAGACTTTGTGCTGCTTCTCAACGGGCACATTGACACAGCACAATATCCCAACCTGATCACGGCGTCTTTCGATGTGGATGCACCCAACTATTTTGGCAACGTCTTAAACAGAGATCCCCTTCTGGTTGAGGATGCAGGTCACCTTCTTTACACCAGATACGATATCCATCCAGCGTTTGCAACGGTTACAGGGTCAGGCATCATTGATCCTGCAACTGCAACGCCAGGCAACAAAGAGCCGGTTGCCTTCCTGTTGACCGCTAGCCTAGGTAGAAATGCGGGTTCGACTTCTATCCCTAACTTCGAAAACTTCGAAGATCGGTTTAAGACACCGGCGTCGCCATACGTCATCTCCCAGAAGTTCGGAGGAAATCCGGTTAACCTCTTCAAGGTGTATGCGCTATCTGATGGTGCTTATGCAAACACCAAGTTTAAGATCTCAATTAGAAATCTTGCAAAATCCACATCTTTGGTTGACAAATACGGCACGTTCGATCTACTGGTTAGAGATTTTGCTGATACAGACGATGATCCGATTATTCTGGAGCAATTTACCAAGCTTAGTCTGAACCCTTCATCTGATCGCTACATTGCTAAGATTATCGGTGATCAAAATGTCTACTGGGATTTTGACAAGAATGATGACGGGCAACGACTGGTATTCGATGGTAACTTCCCCAACCTGTCAAATCTAATCAGAGTTGAAATGACTCAGACGGTAGAGGACGCTGAGGTTGATGCTACGGCACTTCCTATTGGGTTCCGCGGACCATACCACCTTGTCACCTCA